AAGATATTAAACAAAGAGCAACAATGATCAATCTGACCCAACACATTCTTCTTCGCCACAGCGATCTGGATTTTTCGATCTTGTAGAGTTTTTTTTGCATACGGACAGATTGCTTTTCCACTCGCCTGATGAGTTTTAGCAACAACCTGTCCGATCCATTTCTCAATGTCTTTACTTCCTACGACCACTTTTCTTTTTTTTCTTCGCACTCATAGGACTTCGTCTTCCACCTGCTTTAGGTTTTCTTCTTCCGCTTCCTGGCATTTTACTTCTCCTTATTGTTGATCCAACAACAGCCTTTCCTGTGACAGTATTAACCATTGATTGGTTCTTTTCCTTCGTTTTTCGATGGAGCATACAACTCCAACAATTCTATTCCACGATAATGTGCTATCTTCTTGATATTGATGAGTGCCTTTCGTGCCTGTTCGGCATATCGTCTACTTGGTCTTTCTAACAACTTCTCCATCGCTTTGAAATAACTCATACATTCAATTTTAAATTGTTCGTGTCTTGCTGACTCTACCGGTGTTCTATAAATCTTACTAATACCCATTAATCTAATCCTTCAGGTTTTACAGGGGTAAAAGGTATCGAATGCCACGGTGCGGTGTTACCGTGTGAGTTCTTATATGTCTCACCTGTCTGAACCGATTGTGCGGCCATAAACTCTCTGGTGCCATTACCATACCTCTTCTTCTGGACCACCCTACAGGGCCTCCATTCTTGACCTTTCGCATAGAACTTCGAATGGATAGACTGCGAACCTTTTCGTGTTTTTATACCTGCCATCTAAATCTACCTCCACGCTTTTATACTCCAATACGCCGGTGATAGACTCTTCTGACCTCGGACTGCTTTTAGGATTGGTTTGAATCTTGCCATAAAGGATTTTTTCCTTGCTGGTATATTCTTCTTGATGGTCATACCTCGCTGACCGAATCTTACTATATTGACTTTACCTGATTTTTGATTACGAACATACACGGCACTTTTCTTTGTCCCGCTTGATGTTCTGAATGGTTTATTAAGTGTTACTGTCCGTCCCTGATACGTCGCCATTTGTTTCTCCTCTAAAATAATTTTCAATCTCCGGATGTAATTGTTTAATCTGTTCATCCGTATAACCTTGTTCTATCATTTCTCTCATATGTTTTAACATATCATCTGGTGACGTCATTGCTGGATGAGTGGTAGTCGTATTCAACTGTGGTTGGACTTCATTCATCTTATCTATAAATTCTTGACGCAAATCTTCATCTGTTTCTATTATATCAATAATTTTTTCATCAATCTTTTGCTTGATTGCTGGATCTTCTGGTTTGGTATCTGCCGCTTTCTTCAATATATCCATTTCATAATTTCTATCTCTGATGTTAAACACATTTGGATATTTTATTTCACCATCCCACATAATGTTTTGAAACAGACCGAATAATCTGAATATATGTTCTTCTGCCAATTGCAGATTTTTACTTTTTTCAATTAACTTCGTATCTAACTGAAGCATTTCTGTTTGAAGAGCGAGACCAGACATACTTCTTTGCTCTATTGCTCTTACAGAACCTAAATGGCCCATTCTATCGATTGCTTTTACTTTATTCTCAATAGAATTTAATATCATATCAATTGATTGACCTGACGGTTGTAATAAACTTGGTCTTAAACCTGGATCTAATTCATTTGGTATAGTGATAATAGCACCTGCTCCCGCACTTGATTCTGTATCAATAGTTTTTACAAGCGTCGGATGTCCTGATATTCTAATCGTTTGTTCTATTTCACTTAACTCATTATAAATTGCATTTTGCATATCTGCTATATCGCTTATATCCGATACACCGATACCTCTAGTTGGAGACCTTTGAGCATAAACAAACACTCCTGGTATCTTGCCTAAATTATTTGGCATTTCACTAATTAATTTTAATTTTTCTTTACCGTCTTCCGGTTTATATTCTTCTACAAAAGTCATATCTTTCGTAAATGTTCTTAGGTAATATTTCGTATTCTGTTGATACGCTCTTTGTTCTTGTTCTAATAATCTCAATTGACTTAATTCATATAAACCATTCGGTAATCTTTCAAATTCCCAATCTAAAATATTTTCTGGTGTGTAAATTGAAACATATGGTCTTATATTCTGTGCTAACTCTTCAGCACGAGTGCCAACCGCAGTAAATGGTTTATCTACTAACACAAGACAGTGACCGTATATCGAACTTTGGATATTGACATCACGCATAAACTGATTGAAATCTCTACCTTCTAAATCAGCATCTTTCATAAAATTATCTAACTCTGGCATACCATCCATATTACCGTAATTTCTCTTCGGTTCATTTCTATATAAAAAAGAATTATAGATATGAATTATGCTTTTACAATGATTATCTAAAGGTGTTTGTGCTATCCTTGACACATACTCATTGCTGTTCTCCATCACATACTTCGTCAGGTAATTTCCTAATCTATATTGAGCACCACCGCTGTATGATCGCTGTAAAAAATTCCACCTGTTGATGTAATTTACATATTCGTCGTGTAAAGGGATACCGTCTAAATTCGGTGTCGCATAATCTTGACTATCTGAATTTGTTAAACTATATTCTGCCATTTACTACTCCTGTCTGAAAGTTAAATCTTTCTGGTTCAACATTACTTCTTCGCTTCACTAAAGGATATAAAAAACTGATCAAGTATCCGACTGAATCGTTTGCGTGGTCCCATCCTTCATCCTTTGTTGGCAGATTCGTTCCTGCTTTATAAGTGTGTCTTATTAAACTATTTATAAGGTTCTTTGCTTTAGGGTCTATAATAACACCTCTAATGCCCATCGCATTACATAACTTACTATTGACACTGTTAACTCTATCTCTAATACTCATATGGCTACTTGGCATCTTGACAATGAAACCTGCGTTCTGAAGAATAGAAGCATCCGTCCTTCTTGCTGAACTTGTTCTTCTTTGTCTTGCGGCCGGGTCAGGATACACAAATATTTTTTTACCAGGATACCGACTTAAAATCTCTTCAGCCATTTCATCTGTGTTGGATGACCATATCTGTATCTCATCTATTACATACACAATATCATTCTTGATATACGACACCGTAGCGAACATAGGATTAAGGTTAAAATCTATTCCAACGTGTATAGCAGTGGTGTCATCAGGGAGAGCGACATTCTTAACGTTATGCTTTATATCGAACCCATAATAGATAACTCCTGAATAAGTCTCGAACGTGGCTTGATACTCCTGCCGAAAGGTCTTGGCATCTAAATCTTTTTTTGCTTGTTCTATTTCACCATCCGGCACCCATCCACCATCAATAGTGGTAAATTGCCAACTCTGCCATTCTGGATCTGTTGTCTTCTGACCTTGTTGATACAAATCGTGAAACCAATTCAAACCTTTTGGTGTTCCTGTGAAGAAAACGTGTCCTCCGGTGTCGGAGAGAGTGGGCCTTAACACTTCAAACCAAGCGTGTTCGTTTATATCAGCCGTTTCATCTAACACGAGATAATCGAGACCAACTCCACGAAGTGATTCAGGATTATCAGCACCTCTTAAACATATTCTACTGCCATTACGTAAATGTAAAGTTAATTCTGCTTCGTTGGCCTTCTTAATCCAATTTAACTCTTTTAATATTTTTTTAATTTGTAACCAGACAACTTGTTTGGCTTGTCTATAAGATGGTGCCACATACCAGCACAGTTTATCTGGTTGTCTTGCGAAATATGCCAATTGTCTGATTGCCAGCGTTGTTTTTCCAAAACGCCTGCCTGTAACTAAAACTTTGAATCGTGCTGGATGATCAGCAACTTGCTTTTGTGGTGATGATAACTTCATTAAGCATCTTCTGGCCAAGGTAAAGGATCATTGCTTTCGGACTCGGTTGGAGAATCTTGCTGTCCAAGATAATTTTTTCCCAAGAAGATAAGCATACGCACATCTTTGTCTTTTACCGCCTTCTCATACTGGCTTCGTCTTAAACCTTTTTTTCCTTCTGCTCTGCCTTTTTCAATTACATCTGTATATCTTTTTTTTAAGTTATCTACACTGGTATTCATAACCATAGCAATCTCTTCATAAGAACACATTATAAGAGCCAACCGCTCTATCATATCTTTATCTAATTTGTATGTCTTGGCTTTAGCCATTATAAAATTTTCTCCTGAACAATTACTCTAAAACTTCTTGCGTCGGTGTCACCTTGTTGAGTGACTATCGTAATCTTAACTGTATAAACATTTTGAACACTACCACCTGATAACCTAACATTTACCAAATTGCCACCTGTGATATTGACATCTGCTATGGCACTGGTAGGTAAGGCCAACGGTGATGAATCTCCGGACACTGTGCTTATTGCCACTGTTGTTGAAGTTATACTATCACCTGCCGCCAGGTAATCTGTAAAATCTAAACCGTATTGGATATTTGATGCGGGGTCTTTCGTCGCATAAAGTCCAGCACGGTCGGATCTAAATCCGGTTAAATTAGCCATTATACTTCCATCCTTGTTTTAGGTGTTGTGAATCTGTCTTTAATTGGAGGTATTCTCAATTTGTGTCTCCTTGTTTCTTCTGATACCATATGTGTTCTTGTTTCTGCTACAACTTTATTTACTCTATTTTCTTGATCAATTGCTATTATGCGTGTATCTACACCAATAGTGAGTGTTCTTGTCTCTTTTAAAACTTTTGCGATGTTATGTGGATCGGCTTGATAATATAATTTTCCAGTGACCAATTTGCTTGCCAATGCCGGTAGAACCAATTGGTAAGGTCCTAATCTATGTGATGGTATGGTATCTGGTTGCGTAAATGCAGATGTAAATGTTAATTGATATGGTCCTCTTTTATGTGTTGGAGTTATCGCAAAACCAAACGCTGAACTTAATGCTGTCTCTCCACTAAATGTTGCATTTGCGGTCAATACAGGAGTAAAGGCACCTGTTATCGTTACCGCTGATGGTTGATCGAATATTATAGTGTCTGATAATAATGGACTGAAGGCTCCACCTATGTGACAGAAACCTTCTAACTTACCTGATGCTTGTAGATCACCTGTTACAGTTATCGTTAAATCTGCCTCACCTCTCTGCTCAAACGCCGAATTATCAATCAATGTAAATGCTGAACTACTGACTGACTCACCTTCTGGTTTAAGTGTGACTATAGAACTTATATCACTCAAGAAAGTAAGGTTATAACTTCTTGCCCATTTATTCAGATCCCATTCGTCCCAACTCTCTAAAACTGATCCCCAAATGTTATCTGTCCAAAGTTCCCAGGATACCTGATCAAAATCATCCCAACTTAATTCAGCCGCCAATGCCAATGCGTTAATCGTGTCCCAAGTATAATCACCACCTATATCATATATGGCATTACCCTGCTGACTTGATGATCCAACCGTTGATAATGTTGTTTCACCTTGTATTTTGAAAGCCGGTGATATTGTTATCGCAGTAGAAGTTGAATAACTTTCAACCGGTAAGAATACAAGGTTGTCTGTTGATGATATTATATCTGATACAACATCCAAAGTCTTTGTGCTGTCTGCGATATATTTTGGCACGAGTGTGATAGTTGCCACAGTCGAAGGTGTGGCACCTGCCAATTTTAAATTCTGTGTTTCTTCCGCAATTCCAAAACTACTTGAAGCACTTGACTCACCAAACTTCGTGACCGTTGCCGTTGCGGACATCGATGCCGCTACATTTACTGGATCTATTGTATCACCACCAACACCATCTATGACGTGATGGTCTGCTTCCCATTTCCTGTTAAGACTGTTGGCTGGACCTGTGTTGGCCGCCAGTTGGATTGAGTTTAATTGTAAAGATATACTGTGTAGGCCATTACTGTTGTTATTGGATGTGTCTATTTGAACATCTATGAAACACTGGTCTGCTGTGATGGTATCTTGGTTTGCCGTGACCGTTGTTACCGCACTACCAGTCTGAACTA